GATACGTCTTGTGGCCATAATAATTGTGCGTGTAAATTGCGCTGTGAAGGAATACATCCGTTGACGAAGCCTTTTTTTTATGAAACTACAAAAGGTACGACGGATGATAAAATAAAAGATGTTGCTGTTGCTATAACGTCGGCGTTTAAAATAGAGAAGGGTCGCCCAGTAGCAACGGTTTTGGATTCAGAGGCAGAATTCATAAAGTTACATTTGTCAAAGAATTCAGCGATAGTGCCTGAGAAGCTTCCCTATTATATTCCAGGTGGATGGCCGGAATCGAGAGAGAACTTTAACGTTGATTTTAGAGTGCGGTTAGCTTTGGCCCGGTCAGATTATCGTCATCTTAGACAGATTTTTGGGTGGCAATATGTAGAGTGGAATGATTTGCTTAAGAGTGTATTCTCGCCAGAGAAACGTGTGGACGTTGTACTGGTGGAGAGGACTCCTCAACCTACTGTTAACAATCCGCATCCCAAAAAGGTCTACCGTTGGGCAAAGGATGAGGGTCAGCCTAATGTGCAGCGTGGCTTTGCGTTTGATATTCCAACGTTAAGACATATGATATTACAAAAATTTTCTTCATATCATAATGCGCTGGGGAGCTTTAATGGTCGACCGTTTGTTGTTTCAGCTATGTCTAGTTTGTATGATCGTAAGTTGTCGGAAGCAACGTTGAATATGAATACAGCTACTCAGATCCCGCCTCCACCTCTTGAAACGTTGAGACCATTGTTTGCGAAGGCACAAGATTTATTATACCACAAGATGAAAATAAAAGAATTTGAAAAAGAGAACTCGAAGATAGATTTTTTGTCTTTAGAGGATATGTTCTTGGGAGCAAGCAGTGGGATTAATGTAGGACCGAATTTTGTTATAACAGAGGATGGGATGGAAAATCCAATACAAGTTTCAGCTAAAGGGAAAAAATTGGAGTTGTTTCAGAATGATGTCCAGTCGATTTTGCATTATTTGCGGACAGGAGAGAAGCCCCCTGTGTATTGGAATGTAACCCCGAAAAATGAAAATTTCTTTTCTTGGTCGAAACAAGCAAGTGATGAAGAATGGGAAGTGTGGAAGAAAAAGGTTAGGCTTTTTGTGATACCGTCATCAATTTTTATAGTAGCGGAACGTTTAGTTTCAAAAATTCGCCATTTGAAAGAGAGAGGATGGGTGATCGCGATAGGGTATAAGCATTCCCGCGGAGGGGCTGATAAGATAGCTCGTATGCTAGGGATAGATTTGACCAATCACTTGAAGCGGATATTAGAAGAGGGTGATATCAAACATTTTGATCAAAGTGTGTTGGAAATTATGACGAATTGGTATTTTTCAACAATGCAAATACATGAGAACCCGCAGAGCCCAGATTATGACTT